TCAAGCATATCAAGACGTTGACACTGGTTCAAATACGTCGTATACAAGTGTTGCAACTGGGTCAAATACAAGTTATAGTGACGTAGCATAGGAGATAATTTATGGCATCAACATTTTCACCTTTAGGTATAGAACTTCAGGCAACTGGAGAAAATGCCGGTACTTGGGGTACGAAAACCAATACAAATTTAGAAATAGTAGAACAAATAGCTGGTGGGTTTACTCAAAAATCAATTGCTGGTGGCGCGCAGACGACAGCTTTGGCTGTTAGCGATGGGGCAACTGGTGCAGAGCTAGCACACAGAATGATAGAGTTTACTGGAACTATTTCTGGAAACCAAATTGTAACTATACCGAATGATGTTCAAAATTTTTATATCTTAAGAAATTCAACTTCAGGATCTCACACGGTTCAGTTTAAATATGCAACTGGTTCGGGTGATTCACTTACATTTTCAGCGACAGATAAAGGTGATAAAATAGTTTTTGCATCAGGTAATCCTGACGCAACAAATCCAAAAATATTAACGGTTGCCACTGGTCTTACAGATGTTGTCTCTGATACATCGCCACAATTAGGTGGTAATTTAGATGTAAATGGAAACGATATAGTATCTACGTCAGATGCTGATATTGACATTATCCCTAATGGAACAGGAGATGTTAATCTTGGAGCAGACACGGTTCAATTAGGAGACAACAATGCTGACGCAACTCTTACAACTCAAGGAACTGGAGATTTAATATTAAACACAAATAATGGCACAAATGCAGGCACAGTAACACTTGCAGATGGTGCAAATGGAGATATGACTTTAGCTCCAAATGGCACTGGTAGAGTAAAAATAACTAATGCTTCACCAGGAACAAGTTCAACACAAATAGCAACTACTGATGGAAAAGGTATTGTCTTCTCCATGGTTTTCGGGTATTAATATAGAAGGAGAATAAAAAATGGCAACACCGAATCTAGTAAATATAGCAACGATAACACCTAAAAATGCTATGGGTAGTTTATCTGATACAAACAGAACTACTATGATTGACGTACCTGCAGAAACTGCAGTAAGAATTGATACAATATTATTAGCCAACATTGATGGAACTAATGCTGTTGACGCAACGGTAGAAATTAGTAACGACAATGGTTCAACTTTTTTTAAAATTGCAAGCACGATATCCGTGCCTGCAGATTCAACATTAGATTTAATTAGCAGACCTATCTATTTAGATGAAACAGACATTATAGCTGTTACAGCTGGCGCTGCAAACGATTTAGCTTTTCATGTTTCATATGTAGAGATGGTTGATTAATTTTAAGGAGGAAAGATAATTAATGCCTAGAATAATTAAACCAGCAGTAGGAAGTTTCACAGCATCAAATATAACTATTGACTCTTCTGGAAGAGTTGTAGCAGCGTCATCTGGTGCGGGTGCAGCTAACATGGTAAGAACCCATTCTGATGCAATAGATGGAACTAGAACTTTTACCGCTCAACCAGGGTCAAGTAAAATTCACGTTTATTTACGTGGTGCCGGAGGAGGCGGAGGTGGAGGTCTCGGCGGTCAAGTTGGAAGTTATGGCGGTTATGGTGGTTTTGGTTTTTTTAACGTTCCTATCACTCAACCTTACTCAGCACCTTACACGATAGGCGCAGGTGGGTCAGGTGGAAGTAGTCCAGGACATAGTTCTAGTTTTCAAAATGGATCAGCTGGTGCAGCTTCTAGTTTTAATACAAATTTAGTTGCAAATGGTGGCGGAGGAGGTGGTGGAGCTTCTAATCCTCAACCAGGTCCTTCAGCAGTAGGAGATAGTGGAACACTTCAAAATGAAACTTATGCCATAATCGATGGTAATCCAGCAACAGAAGCAACGGCCCATGCGTTTCATGAGGCTTCAGCGGCAGCAGGTATACCATCTTCGGGGATTAACACTAACGCTCCAGCAATATATATCACTAATGCTACTAGTCCATTCTCAAATTTAGGTGATTTAAGAATGCAACTTGGTGGAACTGGAGGCATAGGTGGAAACGGACCTCATCCTGGTTCTAATACTAGAAGTGCACAAAGTGGAAAAAGTGGTGGATTAGTTGTTTATGAGGACTTAGGTTAATTATGGCTTATTTAATTTTTCAAAGTAATAAAGTTAAAGATATGGGTAGTTTCATTAGAGCTGCAAAAACAGAGGGGGATGTAGAAATAAATCACGGAGGAGTTGCTCACACTGTTTCTACTATTGAAATAACAGACGAACAATATGATGATCTTTTAAGAGAAAAAGTAGAATTAGAAATGAACGATGAAGTCCCTTCTTTTAAAAGTTTACCTTTAATGCCTACTACACATGGAGATGGAACAGATTGCACTGCAGATGAATTTAAAATTCAAAATGAAGAAGCTTTTGTGGCAAGAATGGAAGAGTACAAAGAAGTTTTAATGAATATGGTAAATAGAAGATCTAATCATTCACAAGCTGGTAAAGTTACAGAAGCGCTTAACTTTGTTACTAATTACGATTTATCTAGTATAACTTATCCAACATCAGATATTTATGCTAAACTTAGAGAGGCTGATAAATACGTAAATCCTCAGTGTATATAACACTTTACTTTTTAATATAATCTTATATATTTCATAATTGAAATTATGAAAGATAATATTATAGAATTTTTATATCCCAAAGATACCAAGCTTATTCTTAAACATAGTTTTCCAATACCAGCTATTCAAAAGATACCTGAGTGGTATAAAAAATTAAAACACACTGCATTAAATAAAACTATAAAAGGTTGCATGCCAGTTTTAGATTGTTTTTCTGCTGGGTATATTTTAAGAATGCCGCAAGATCTTTATATTCATCATAACTATACTAATGGCGAGAAAAAAGATAGTTCATCTCATGCTGCGTTTAGTATGCAAATAGAGGAAGTTAAGGATTTAAAATTAAACGTAAATACAAATTTTCAACGTTCTTTTCATCCTATAGATCAAGTAGGTGGGAAAAAAGGTGGTTGTCCTTTTGTTGAAAAAAATAGTAATTTACCTTTTTATAAAATAACCAACCCATTTAGAATTAAAACAGCACCAGGATATTCTTGTTTATTTACTCCCCCACTTAATAATAGAGATGATCGTTTTGAAATTATATCCGGAATAGTTGACACAGACACTTTTCCTACTTACATAAATTTTCCAATTATTATAAATGGTGATAAATATCCTATTTTAGATACGGTTATTAAGCAAGGCACTCCGTATGCTCAAGTAATACCTTTTAAAAGACAAAATTGGAAAATGCAAATAAAAGAAGAGCGTGGTAATTTATCAGCAAATACTTTATCTATTGTAGGTAAAATTATACATAATTATAAAACTTATTTTTGGAATAAAAAATCATGGAAATAGATAAATTTATTAAAGTATATGATGATGTATTTCATTTTGAAAAAGTTGCCAGTTTAGTAAAATACGCATCGGATAAAATTAAATTTAATGATGCATCAGTGATAGGTCAAAACAAAGGGGCAGTAGATAAAAATATACGAAATACACAATCTCATGCTTTTAATACAGATAGTTTAAGTTCAGTGCATTGGGCACAATATTTACGTCACATTATAGTTAAAGCTTTTAATAAATATGACTCAAACCATAAAACTTATGCATTAAAAGTTTCAACAATAGAACTTTTAAAATATAACACAGGGGGTTTTTACACAATACATAGTGATCATCATGCTAAATTTCCTAGAACTATAAGTGTAATTATATTTTTGAATAATGATTACGAGGGAGGTGAATTAAATTTTCATGACCCAATTACTAAAGAAATATACCAAACAATAAAACCATCACCTGGTAGATGCATCATGTGGCCATCTAATTTTGTATATCCACATTCTGTGTCACCGGTTACGAAAGGAACACGTTATACGGTTGTATCATGGCTAACTTAAATTGGAAATATAAAATAATACCTAAACTTTTAAATGCGACTGAGATAAAACTTGCGCATGAATATTGTAAAGAAAGACACATAAAAAATACAGATAATTTTGATGAAGTGCAAAATAATTGTGGCGATACTAAATTTTATAAAGATTCTTTAATGCAAGTATTTTTAAAAAGTAAAAAGAAAATATTAGAAAAAAATATTAATTTAAAGTTACATGAAACGTATACGTTTTGGAGGTGTTACACTTACGGTGCTGATTTAAAAAAACATAAAGATAGACCCTCTTGTGAAATAAGTGTTACAGTTTTTATTGGGTCAGATGGAGAACATGAGTGGCCAATTTATATGGATGGAAAAAAAGTTAATTTAACACCAGGAGATGGTGTTATATATAGAGGTTGTGATATAGAACATTGGAGAGAACCTTATGAAGGAGACTACCATATGCAAGTTTTTTTACATTATGTTGATGCTAACGGGAAATATGCAAACCATAAAGGAGATGTTATAAATGAAAATTTTACAGAATAAAAGAGATGGGTCAGGTAGGATTATATTTACCAATGAGGAAATTGAAATATTAAATGAAAAAGGATATTTTGAAATAACTGCTCTTACTTTGAAACAAATAGGTAATCATCTAGTTCACATAGCCACAGAGATAAACGAGTATTTACCAGAAGAACATCTTTCGGTAAGGTCTGAAGAAGGTGAGCATATACAATTAGAGAAAAAAGAGATAAAAAAGATAGAAAAATAACCCATAGATTTTAAGAAAAATCTATAATATAGTCTCGATATGCTACAAAAAATAGGATTTCAGCCAGGTATAAACAAACAAATATCCGAAACCACAGCAGAAGGTCAATGGGTAGATTGTGATAATGTTAGGTTT